GCAGGCGGAATTATAGGAGCATTTGCTAGTTTCTTTGCAGACGATCCAACAGAACAAGTACAAGAGTTTGGTGCATTAAACATTGATGCAGAAGGTGTTAGAGAAAATGCCAATGCAATGCTTGTTATGGCACAAGGTATTGCTGCAATGAGTAATGCAGGTGTAGTTGACTTTGAAATACCAGACGATGTAACTAGTGGTTTCCAAAAATTATCAAAAATTGGTAAGGGTTTAGATGAAACTGCTGATGCAATGGTTAAGGTTGCAGGAGTAGCAAACTTAGAAAACAATGTTACTTTATTAAATTCGATTGACAGAACTGGAATAAGAAACTATAATGTAGAATTAGAGAAGATGGTTAATTTACTTGAAGACATGAATACTGAACTATCAAAAGACAATAAATTTGGTTTTGGCACAGGCACAAACGCTGGAGATGTAATGAAAACCATGGCTGACAGCAATCAAGCCAGTACAGAGCTAAGTAATAGTATGCTTTCAGTATTGACAGAGATTCGTGATACTAACCGAAATAGTAAAAGAGTACTCGATCAAATAGCGAGAAATATATAATGAGTTGGAAAAAATACTTTACACCAGTGCCACAAGGCACAGCAACCGGAGGAACATACAGTCCTTTAAGTAATTACAAAGGAAGTATGCCCGGACCGGCTGCAAGAAACTATAATTCACACCTACCAGACGTCTATGTAGGTAACCCTAATCGTATTGAAAGATATGGTCAGTACAATACCATGGACGCTGATTCAGAAGTCAATGCAGCACTTGATATTCTCGCTGAGTTTTGCACACAAACTAATGATCAGAATGGTACTAACTTTAAAATTGACTTTAAACAAAAAGCAACTAACTCAGAAATAACAATCATATCTCAGTATCTACAACAGTGGTGCAAACTTAACAAGTTTGAAACACGAATGTTTAGATTAATTCGTAATGCATTTAAGTATGGCGATCAAGTTTTTGTAAGAGACCCAGAAACAAAAAAATTATATCATGTTGATGTTGCTAATCTAACAAAAATTATTGTAAATGAGAGTCAAGGTAAAACTCCAGAACAGTATATTGTTAAAGATATGAATTTAAACTTCAAAGATCTTGTAGCAACTACACCTTATCAAACAAATGGTCAAATTAATAACGGCGGCAGTGGAAGTTATCAAAGTGCAAGTTCAGGTAAAGGTTACATTGCTGGCGGCGGAGCAAGTCAAGCCGGTACACGTTTTAGCAGAGAAGAAAATGAAATAGCAATTGACGCTGAACATATTGTACACTTGTCAATGAGCGAAGGCTTAGATAAAAACTTTCCATTTGGTAATTCATTATTAGAAACTATTTTCAAAGTATACAAACAAAAAGAATTACTTGAAGATGCGATTATTATCTATCGTGTCCAACGTGCGCCAGAGCGCAGAGTATTCTATGTTGATGTGGGTAACATGCCATCGCACCTTGCTATGCAATTTGTAGAGCGTGTTAAAACGGAAATACACCAAAGACGTATCCCATCGCAAACAGGTGGAGGTCAAAGCGTCATAGATAGCTCATATAATCCACTGTCAATCAACGAAGACTACTTCTTCCCACAAACTGCTGAAGGACGTGGATCAAAAGTTGAAACACTTCCGGGTGGTACCAACCTAGGAGAAATAGATGACCTTAGATATTTTACTAATAAGCTCGTACGCGGTTTACGAATTCCTAGTTCATACTTGCCTACAGGCGCTGAAGATGCAAGTAGCCAATATAATGATGGACGAGTCGGCACTGCTTACATACAGGAATTAAGATTTAATACATACTGCGAAAGACTACAAGGTTTACTAGTTGAAGACTTTGATCAAGAATTTAAAAGATACCTATTAGAAAAAGGTGTTAACATTGATACATCAATGTTTGATTTAGAATTTCAACCACCACAAAACTTTGCAAGTTACAGACAAGCAGAAATTGATAATGCTCGTGTACCAACTTATACACAAATGAGTGCTATACCTTATATTTCAAATCGCTTTGCAATGAAACGTTTCTTAGGCATGACAGACGAAGAGCTTGCAGAAAATGAACGTTTATGGCGTGAAGAAAATATTGAAAACTTAGAAGTACCACCAGCTGATGCAGCGGGTGAAATGAGAAGTGCAGGCATCAGTGGCGCAGGACTTGAAGCAGACGTAGCAGGAGCAGAGTTAGAAGGTGCTCCAGAAGGTGATGCAGTTGAAGGAGGTGTAGGTACACCGCCAGAAACTAACACAGGAACAGAACTAGGCGCAGATGCCGCAGCAACAGATCAAACTATATAAAGATAAATAATAATATGATACTAAGAGAATTGTTTTATTTTGATCCAGAAACTGTTGAGGTAACTCAAAACGATCGTTATGAGCCTCAGCATGATGAGTCACCTCTTAAAGCATCAGATACAAGAAAAACTAGACTTACATTAAAACAAATTAATAGAATTAGAAAAGCATCTGACTTACATAAAGAAGAACAAGTAAACGATCTTGATTTTGTTCGTCAAATGTATGGAGTTGCAGCTAACGCCGAAGCAGGTGTTTAATGCCTACATCACACACAGCCTTTGTATTAGGCAATGGCGTTAGCCGAGAATCAATTAATCTAAACGAACTAAGAGAACACGGAACTATATACGGCTGTAATGCTATATATAGAGAGTTTAAGTGTGATCATTTAATTGCTGTTGATACAAAGATGGTTCTAGAAATAGCAAAAACAAACTATCAAAAGTATAATAGTGTATGGACTAATCCAAGTAGACTTTACAAAAACATACCAAATTTAAATTACTTTAATCCTAGTAAAGGTTGGTCTAGTGGTCCTACTGCACTATGGTATGCTAGTCAAAACGGCCATAGAGAAATTTTTATATTAGGGTTTGATTACAAAGGTATTGGCGAACGACAAGATAGATTTAATAACATATATGCCGATACTATAAATTATAAAAAGTCAAACGAACCTGCAACATTTCACGGCAATTGGCTAAGACAAACTGCTAATGTAGTAAAGGAACATAGTATAATAAAGTATACTAGAGTTATAACACCATATAATTTTTGTCCGTCAGAACTAAATAAATTTAGAAACATAAGCAACATTATGGTTGAAGATTTCAAGAAAATCTTCAATCTCTCCTAACATTTCTGCAAAATGGCTCGTTTTGAGCCTATATCTACGCACTTTTTTTTATAAATAGTAAATAATAATGACAGCCTTACCGTAGTCAGTTATAGACTCGGTGTACACATTTATAGGAGAAAACAATGGCAGATCTAAAGAAATTTGAAGAAATGCTCGAGCGCCTAGTCAACGAAGACAAAGAAGGTGCAGAAGAGTTATTCCACGAGATTGTAGTTGAAAAATCACGTGACATCTATGAATCATTACTAGAAAATGATTTAGAAATCGAAGAAGAAACAGACGAAGAAGTTGAAGAAGCTACTGATGAAGAAGTTGACGAAGCATCTGATGAAGAAGTTGATGAGTCAAACGACGAAGAAGTAGAAGAAAACTTTGACCTAGACGAATTTGAAGTCGAAGGCGATGACGAAGTAGGCGGAGACGCTGCTGACGACATGATGGCTGACCTAGAAGGCGGCGATGATGAAGAAGGCGATGACGAAGGTGAAGAAGGCGAAGAAGAGCTAGAAGACCGCGTTATGGACTTAGAAGACGCACTAGACGACCTAAAAGCAGAATTTGAAAAAATGATGGACGGCGAAGGCGACGACATGGATGACATGGGCGACGAAGAGCCAGAAGAAGCATTTGCATTTGAAGCTTCAGACGAAGAAGTAGACGAAGCAGCAGACGAAGAAGTCGAAGAAGCAAGCGATGAGGAAGTTGAAGAAGCAACAGACGAAGAAGTTGAAGAAACAACAGAACCAAAAACAGCTGGCGAACAAATGCGTGAGTATGTAGAAAAAGTATCAGCTTCAATGGGTGACACAGGTACTAATGGTACTAAGTCAGCTGTTGCAGGCAAAAACGACATGGGCGGAACAGCAAGCAACATTGCACAAGGTAGCGGCGAAGAAAAAGGCGGTACTGGCGCAGGTGCTCCAAAAGAAGAAAATGCTGGAAACGTCAATGTACCAGGCGGCAAAGCAGCGAAAGCTGGTAAATCAGAGCCAGGACACGGCGCTGAGAAAAAAGGCAAGCCTGAGACTGCTGACAACAAAACATCTGTAGTCGGCAAATAAGTAAGGAAGTTTGAATGAGAAACTTACGAGAGCATTTGACATTCGACCAAGCTCAAATAGTTGTCGAAAACGCAAACGAAGGTAAAGATCTTTTTATGAAAGGTATTTGCATACAGGGCGGAGTACGCAACGCAAATCAGCGAGTGTATCCTGTAAATGAAATTGGCAGGGCTGTCAAAACTCTCAATGATCAGATCGAAGGAGGATATAGTGTTCTCGGCGAAGTAGATCATCCAGAAGGCCTTAACATTAACCTAGATCGTGTATCACATATGATTGAATCATGTTGGATGGACGGTGCAAATGGTTACGGGAAATTGAAAATCCTACCAACACCGATGGGGAACCTAGTTCGCACTATGCTTGAAAGCGGTGTGAAACTAGGCGTCTCTTCAAGAGGAAGCGGAAATGTATCAGAAGACGGTAACAATACCGTCTCTGATTTTGAAATAATCACTGTGGACGTTGTGGCTCAGCCCAGCGCCCCTGGTGCGTATCCAACACCCATTTATGAACATTTAATGAATGCTAGAGGTGGATACAAGGCATACGAATTAGCACAGGCAACCAAAGATGACCAGAAGGCACAGAAATATTTAAAAGAGAGCTTATTAAACATAATAAGCGGGCTCCGATAACCGAGGAGAAACATATGTTGGACGCATTAAAAGAACTCTTCGAGAGCAGCGCACTTTCAGAAGAAGTAAAAGCAGAACTACAAGAGGCTTGGGAAGCGAAAGTAACAGAAAATCGCCAACAAGTAACTGCCGAACTTCGTGAGGAGTTTGCTCAGAAGTACGAACACGATAAGTCAACAATGGTTGAAGCTATTGATTCTATGCTTTCTGAGAAACTTTCAGAAGAAATTGCAGAATTTACAGAAGATCGTCAGCAACTAGCTGAAGCAAAAGCAAAATATGCTGTTGCTATGCGTGAAAACGCAGATCTAATGAAAGGTTTTGTAATGGACCAGCTACAGAAAGAAATTTCTGAGCTACACGAAGACAAAAAGGCAATGGCTGAGAAACATGCTCAGTTAGAAGAATTTGTAGTTGAAGCTCTTGCTAAAGAAATTGCAGAGTTCCACGAAGACAAAAAAGATTTAGCAGAAACGAAAGTACGTTTAGTTCGTGAAGCTAAAGATCACTTCGCTAAAGTTAAGTCAAACTTTATCGAAAGAAGTGCTAAAGCAGTATCAGAGACAGTTGACAACGCATTACGCGGTGAAATTGGTCAGCTCAAAGAAGATATTGAAGAAGCACGTAGAAACGACTTTGGTCGTAAGTTATTTGAAGCATTCGCAAGCGAGTATTCAACTAGCTACTTAAACGAAAACAGCGAAACCGCAAAGCTACTAAAAGTTGTTGGTTCAAAAGACAAGCAACTAGCAGAAGCCAAGCAAGCTGCTGAAAAAGCTATTAAACTTGCAGAAGCACAAGTTGCAGAAAACAAGAAACTAGTAGAATCAGCAAGACGCGAAAAAACAATTAATGACTTGATTGCTCCTTTATCAAAGGATCAGAAAGAAATTATGACAGACTTACTGGAAAGTGTACAAACTGATAGATTACAAAAATCTTTCGACAAGTACTTACCTTCAGTTATTGATGGCAATACTCCAGCAAAGCGTAAGGCAGTTTTAGCAGAGGCAACAGAAGTTACAGGCAATAGAGAAGAAACAAAAATGACAACTAAAGCAGACGAATCTAACGTATTAGACTTACGCCGTCTTGCTGGATTAAACTAAGGAGAAAAAGATGTCAGAACTATTAGAAAGTCGTTGGACAGACACAAAATCAGCTCTTCTTGAAGGCCTAGAGGGTAACAAGAAGTCTGTTATGGCTGCAACGCTAGAAAACACACGCAAGTACTTGTCAGAGAGTGCAACAGCGGGTGCTACATCAGCAGGTAACGTAGCTACACTTAACCGTGTAATTCTACCAGTTATCAGACGTGTAATGCCAACTGTTATTGCAAATGAAATCGTTGGTGTACAACCAATGACAGGCCCAGTTGGCCAAATTCACACACTACGTGTACGTTACGCTGATGACTTCAACAGTGCAAGCGGAACAGACACAACAGCTGGTGAAGAAGCACTAAGCCCATTCAAGATTGCTGAAGGCTATTCAGGTGCAGATACAGACAGAGCAGCAGCAACATCAGCTCTAGAAGGTCTACCTGGTAACCAACTAAGCATTCAAATCTTGAAGCAAACAGTTGAAGCTAAGACACGTAAGTTGTCAGCTCGCTGGACATTTGAAGCAGCTCAAGACGCTCAGTCAATGCATGGTATTGATGTTGAAGCAGAAATTATGGCTGCTCTTGCACAAGAAATTACCGCTGAAATTGATCAAGAAGTACTAGCTTCATTGAACTCACTAGCAGGTGCTGGTTCAACTTATGACCAGTCAGCTGTTAGCGGTACTGCTACTTTCGTTGGTGACGAACACGCTGCACTAGCTGTTCTAATCAACAGAGAAAGCAACAAGATCGCACAACGCACACGTCGTGGCGCAGGTAACTGGGCAGTTGTTAGTCCACTAGCACTAACTGTATTACAGTCTGCAACTACTTCAGCGTTTGCACGTACAACAGAAGGCGCATTCGAAGCACCAACTAACACTAAGATGGTTGGTACATTGAACAACGCAATGAAAGTATATGTTAACACATATGCAGCAGACACTGCATCAGTACTAATTGGCTACAAAGGCTCAAGCGAATCAGATGCCGCGGCATTCTACTGCCCATACATCCCGCTAATGAGCTCAGGTGTTGTACTAGATCCATCAACATTCGAACCAACAGTATCATTTATGACACGTTATGGTTATGTTGAGCTAAACAACACTGCGTCATCTCTTGGTAACGCAGCAGACTACCTAAGCACAGTTGACATGTCAGCTGCTGTTAGCTTCCAGTAAGCCAACACTTAGGTATTAGCATTAAAACAGGATCTTCGGGTCCTGTTTTTTTTTGAAAAAAAGTAAAAAAAGTGGTTGACTTTTTTTACAGTGATGTTATTATTAATACTGTAGCAAGACGTTGTTACAAGGGTTGGCGCTAATAATCCTGTTTCTAGAGAGGATAAGCGCACTTGTTAGGGGTAGTGCCCGGCGTAGAGTTTGG